CTGGAAAGATCAAACGCATCAAAATTCAAACTCTCGCTTGGCAAATCAAAAAAGAAAAAGGGGAGCGGATTTTGCCGGGTGATAATTCCAGATTCCCACGGCTCCGCGATCAATAAAAAAGCCGCGAACGCATTTTTGCATGATCTCGATTACATAAAGCCGGCTGAAATCGTCATGCTTGGCGATCACATTGATTGCGGCGGGTTTCTGGCTCAACACCACACGTTAGGATACGTTGCTCAAACGGAATACAGTTTCGTCGATGATGCGATTGCGGCGAACGTGTTCCTGGACGAGATCCAAAAGAGAACCGGAAAAGTAGAGACTGACTATTTGGAAGGGAACCACGAGCGGAGAATTGAAAACTGGATCGTGACCCAAACGCTCGGAAAGAAGAAAGACGCTCAATTTCTTCAATCCATGTTCTCAATTGAATCCACTTTGAATATTTCGAAACGAGGGTTCCGGCTGATCGAACAGGGGAAATTCTACGACAAGGTTAAACTCCCGGCGACTATCAAAAAAGGCAATTGTTATTTCACGCACGGCAGTTCAACCGCAAAACACGCGGCAGCCGTTCATGTTGCGAAATTCGGCGGAAATGTGGTATACGGTCACACCCATCGCGCGGATTCATACATTGGGAAGAATGTAAAAGACGGAATGATTGGAGCATGGTGTCCTGGTTGTTTATCCGAACTGCAACCGCTCTGGCAGCATACGAATCCGACTGATTGGTCGAATGGCTACGGTTTGCAGATGGTGAAGAGTAACGGCCGGTTCCTCCATATCAATGTTCCAATTGTGGCCGGTGTTAGCTTGTTGAGTCCATTGATCGACGAATTGAAGTGAGAGTCATGGCTGAATTCAACATCAAATTGTCAGATGAAACATGGACGATTCGATTCGTGACCATGAAAGAACTCGGCGGCAAAAAATGGGGCGATTGCGATCATGAGAATCGCATAATTCGGGTTTATAAAAACCTTAAAAGTTTTGACCGGATGGACACTCTCATTCACGAGATCCGACACGCTCAAGCTCCGCATGAAACTGAGGAGCACATCAACCGCACGAGCACAGAAATCGCGGCGGCGTTGGAACTCGCAGGGTTTGAAAGCGAACCAATTAAAAAAAACTAAAAAAAATTGCTGCAATCCGAATCTCTGAAAATCTCGCTGATAGTATTCCACTATGGCTACAGTTTCAGAATTAACGACATTGCTCGAAGCCGCGCTTGACTACGAAGAAACCGCCAGCTTGTCAAAAGCGAAATCGGTGATCACTTACGTGAATCAATTACTTCTCAAGCGGCCTCAAAGTTCAGGTCACGCCGGATCGAGCGTATCTTACGACACCGCGACACTACAGCAGTTACGCGATGACGCTCGCGTATACGTTAAAGCCAAATCAACGACATCGGCCGCCGGTGTTCGATTCCTCGGTCCTTCCGCTACTTTCCGAGGTTAATGAATGGCATTCTCTAAGGCAGAAAACAAGACATTAAACCATGCAATCGCATCGTTTAACACGGCTTATGGCGATTATAAAGCCACAAAAAAAGGCCGATTCAATCAACGACGGGCGAATATCGCTCCAATGGGATCCTCGGCCGATTACCACATCCGGTCGGAATATCAGTTCTACCAACTGATCGAAGATTGTTATGACTTGGAAAGAAACGATTCGGTGGTTGGGATGCTCCTCAATCGTCGCGTCTCAAATGTTGTTCAAGATGGATTTCGTCTTGAAGCGACCACGGGCGATGAGGGACTGAACACCGCGATAAAAGACCGATGGCTCGATTGGGCTAACGATCCGGAGCAATGCGACATTTCCGGCGAGTCATGTTGGCACGATTTTGAAGTTGCAAATGATTGGACCCATTTACTCGCGGGTGATTGCGGAACGAGTGTCACGGAATCTGGGCATCTCCAATTCTTCGAGCCGTATTTGATCAGGAACGACCACGGCGACAATTCACCCGATGGCCGAGAGATCGTGCTTGGTGTTGAACTGGATGAGAACCGCCGGCGCAATCGATATTACATCGCGGAAGATATCCTTGATCCGTACAAAACGACGTTCAACGAATTTACTCCAATCGAGACACGCGACGAATTCGGCAACCGCCAGTTCGTCCACATGTATAACAACAAGCGTTTGGCGATGACTCGTGGCGTGAGTGCGTTTGCTCCGATTTTTGAACTCACCGGAATGTTGGAGGATGTGAACTTTGCGAAACTCGTGCAGCAGCAAATCGTTTCGTGCGTTGCTTTCCTTATTAACGAAACGGTCGAATCATCCGGTTTACCATCAACCACAAATCAATTCGGCAATCAAACGACCGGAACCTCAGCGGCCGGGGACACTCAACTCTTCGATCAGGTTGAACCTGGGATGGAGGTCAAACCGGGACCGGGGAAAACGGTTTCGGGATTCTCACCAAACATTCCAAACGCCGAATACTTTCAGCAATATCGGCTGATCCTTCAGTTGATTTGTGGAAATTTGGACTTGCCATTATCCGTCGGAATGATGGATTCGAGCGAGACGAACTTTCACGGATTCATCGGAGCGGCGAACGAGGCAAAAAAACTCTGGCGGAACTCGCAACGGAACCTGGACAAAAAGGTCCATCGGAATATCTACATTGCCAAAGTGCTTCAATTCGCTCAAGAAGATCGAGCAATGGCCGAGGCTTTGACGAAATACGGAATCGAAAAATTCACATCACACATCTGGCACAAACCAGTTTGGCAATCGGTCAAACCACTCGATGACACGAACGACCGGTTGATGAGACTCCGCAACGCGATCATCTCACCATCGCGAATGCACGCGGAGTTGAACACCGATTACGAGGAGCACGTTGGCGAAACGATTCGAGACAACTCATTTGCAATTCGAGCGGCAAAAGCCGAGGCAATTGTGATCAACACGGATCCGAAATTGCAAGATGGGCAACCGGTTCACTGGCAGCAACTTTACCCAATGCCAACGCCGGACGGTATGCAATCGACAACCCAGGTTGAAACGAATCCGGAACCGGCTGAAGACACGAGTGGGAATGAAGGAGCAAACGACAATCCTCAACCGCCAAATCGAATCAACGCTTTACTAGGGAGCACCAATTGAATCCAGAAATACGAATATACGGACCAATCGGCGGCAATGACGAGAACGCAATCACGGTGAAATCGATCAGCGATCAACTTGATGCGATCGGCGAAGCGGAAGAAATCGATGTTCTGATCAACTCGGATGGTGGCTCCGTTTCCCAAGGAATCGGAATCGTCAAACTACTCAAAAAGCACCCGGCAAAGATCCACACGATTGTCCAGGGCGGCGCGTGCTCGATCGCGGGATACATCGCTTGCAGCGGAGACCGGCGGACGATTGAAAAGGATTCCATTTTCCATATTCACGGTCCACAAGTTGGAACCGAAGGGAATTTGAACGACCACGAGAAGAGCGTTGAACTCCTTCGGATCGCAACGGATTCAATGGCATCCGTCTACTCGGAACTAAGCGGACAATCCACGGATGAGATCGCGGAGATTTTCAAAAACGAGAACTACTTCTCAGCCGAGCAAGCGGTTGAACTTGGTTACTTCAACGACGTTGGCGATGCAACACCACTCGCCGCACTAATCAACACAAAGAAATTTTCAGTTCCAGAAAGGTTTGCGGCTGCGTTGGCCCGGCGTTCGGAACCAAACCCCAGGGATATCGACGAAATGTCAAAAACACCCGCAAGCCTTGAAGACCTTGAGGCAAAGTTGACCGGAGCATCGGCCGAATTCTTGGTTGATCAACTAAAGTCAAAAGTCTCAATCGATGAGGCGAAAGATAACTTCATCAAAACCTTGCAAGCCAAAAACCAAAAGCTACAGGCTGAGGTTGATGATGCAAAAGCAATGGAAAACGAAGAGGAAGAAGTCGTTGCCGAGGAGCCGGAAGAAGAACCGGTTGTCAGTGGTGTCACGGCCGAAGAGATCCTCGCCGTTCTTAAGTCCATGCTTGATCCAGGTGATGAAGAAATGGTTGCCGAGGATGATGAAGAGATGGTCGCCGAAGAAGATGAAGAAGCCGTTGCAATGGATGACGATGAAGCAGAGGCCAGCAGCGAAGAAGATGTCACGGCTGAACTGCTCGCAAAGATCGCGGCACGATTGAAATCAAAACCAGTTGCGAAAAAAAAGCAACTGGCTAAATCGAACCGAACTGGCAAGGGGAACTTCCGGGGTGCACGAGCCGTTCGGACCTCAACCGCAAACGCGGCAGCCGTGGCACGAATCACAGCAACCGCACACGTGAAAAAACTGGTTGATGCTCGGATGAGTGAAACCGGCAAAAAGAAACATGAAGTCATTCGGGCGATCTTCAAAGAGGATCCGAAACTTCATGATCGCTATCTCGCAGAGGCGAACTCCGCGAAGAATTAGCACTTCAATCCAGCCAGTCTTTCAACTTTACAAATCAAAAAATTCAAGAGGTTAAAACAATGTCACGAGTAAATGATACCGGGAAATTCTCAGCACTTCCTGGCGCAGTAGCCATTCCGCTTTATTCGCGGGTAAAACAAACCGCAGCCGGTGTTGATCTCGCAGGTGCGAACGATCCAACCTTCGGATCGGCAATGCGTGCTGGTTATGCACCAGACGCAACGCGGGACAACTTCCAGGAAGAAATGAGCGTCAAAATGGCAAACGCTCCTGGAACTCACTTTGCGATTGCAAACGCAGCGATCACCGCCGGAGCAGAATTTCAAGGCGCGGCATCTGGTGAGATCGCACCATTGGCCGGCGGTAAAGCGATTGGAAAAGCAATTGAAGCGGCAACCGCCGACGGTGATGTGATCGAGGTGGTTTATTACCCAGAAACCGCCGTTGGTCTTGCAACTCTTGCGGATCCTGGCGATGCGGGTGCAATCGCTCCAACGATCAGTTCTTACGTTCAACTCGTTACAGCCGGAGCGGAAACGCGAACGCTTGGTGATCCATCTTCAGCCGGTCAACTATTGACATTGACGATGTTCACAGACGGTGGTGATGCGGTTGTGACTTCCGATTCGCCAGTGAATCAGACCGGAAACAACACGCTGACTTTCGGAGCAATTTTGGACACGATCACGTTCGTCGGAATTGCTGATGGTGCGTCTTCCTATCGTTGGTCAGTTGTCGGAAACGATGGCGTGGCATTAACAACCGTCTAATCCGGTTACTAAACGAACGCGATGGTTTTTTTGCCATCGCTTTAAATCTCAAACTAAAAAAAACTAAAATTTGGAGTTTAAACGATGCCTAAGCCATCAACACAACTAAGCCGAAGCCGGCCGGACATTGCCGAATCAATGCTTGAATTCGATCTTCAAGCGAACAACAACAAGATGATTGCAACACAGTTGTTGCCAGTCTTCGAAGCAAACGCACAAGCCGGAAACTTCGGGCGAATTCCACTAGAATCGTTGCTTGAGGAATGCAAAACCGACCGTGCAAGCGGTGGTTCTTATGGTCGAGGCGATTACGAATTCGAAGATGTTTACTTTGCAACCAAAGAGCAAGGTTGGGAAGAACCGGTTGATGATCGGGATGCGAAAATTTACGCGGATTATTTTGATGCTGAATTGATCGCGGCCGACCGAGCACGTTCGAAAATCTTGGTCAACCAGGAGAAGCGAGCGGCGGACATTACCTTCGGAAACGGTTCGATCAACACGACCGCAGCAGGAACCGTATGGAGCACAGAAGCAAGTGCAACGCCAGTCACCAATGTTGAAACCGCAGTCCAGGCAGTTTGGGCGAGAACTGGACTTTGGCCGAACGCGATTGTGATGAGTTATTTACTCTTCCGTGAATTGCGTCAATGTGCTGAAGTCCTTGACCGGATCGAATCCTCTGGTGCTGGTGATCAAACACGAGCCGCAGACGTTACGGTTGCACAATTGGCCGCCGTTTTCGATTTGGATTATGTCTTGATCGCCGGCGGATCTCGCAACACCGCGAAGAAAGGCCAAACAGCTTCGGTTGCCCAGATTTGGGACAAGACGAAATGCATGGTTGCAACCGTGGCAACTGGTCAAGACTTGCGGGAACCTTGCGTTGGCCGAACCTTCCATTATTTAGAGGATGGTTCATCAATCGGTGGAACCGTTGAATCTTATCGTGAGGAATCCTTGCGGTCAGATATCATCCGATGCCGACATGAGACTCAGGAAAAATTGATCTATCCAGAAGCGGCGGAAATCATCACCGGTTGCTTGGCGTAGTTTTTGCGAAGTATCAATTTTCAACGATTCTCAATTTTCAAAACTTGCGGCGATGACCACCGAATTTGATGGATTTTTCAAAGATGCTTTCGATGATCTAACTCGCGTCATGGGTGAGTCGCTCACCTATCGACCGAGAGCGGGAGGAACGAGAGCATTAACCGGAATCGTCAATCGGGATCCGCCGCAAGTTTTTTTATCAAATGAAATCGTGACACCGTTGCTTATGATTTCAGTTCACCATGATTCAACCACCGGGATCGTTTATTCCGAGATTGACGCGGGTGATCAGATTGATGTTGCAGTCAAACCAGGCGCAACAGCAGAAACTCGATTGATCACAAAGGTCGAGTCGTCCGATGGTGGCGTGACAGTCCTGGTTGTTCGGTAAGGAACCATCCCATGAAATCTACATTTGAAATCAAAGGGAATGGGCTTAATGCGTTGATGAACGTATTGACGGAGACTCCGAAACAACTCCCAAAAGAACTTGCACGGTTGAGCAATAACATCGCAAAGGAACACAAAAAGAGTATTGGTCGAGAGATTCGAAAATTTGTTGCAATCAAAAACAAAGATATCCTGAAGCATATTAACCAAACCAAAAAAGCGACGGTTGTCAGTTATGATGCGAGATTGGAATTGAAAGGAGCGATTCGGATTTCGCTTAAATATTTCGGAGCACGGCAAACAAAAAAGGGAGTCACCTATCGGATTGGAAAGCAAGGTGGACGAAAGAAAATCAAAAATGCTTTCGGCCCAAACATTCCACGATTAGGAAACCACGTTTGGGTTCGAGAAGGAAAGCCACGGTTGCCGATTCGAAAGTTGTTTGGACCTAGCGTCCTCGCGTCCTACCTGAAAAACGACCTCCTCCAATGGTCATCGGATCAATTGTCTGACGAACTCGGAAAACAGGCAGCCAAACGAGTCCGTGCAATCATCGTGAGTCAAATCAAAAAACAAGGCCGCGCCGAGGGGATCTCAACCGAACTCATCAACGACCGAATCAAACAAAGGTTAGGGTGATCGATGAGCGTGATCAGTGATTTTGTGGACGTGATCGACACCCGGTTGTCTTCCGTGGCCGGTGTGTCGGTCATCGTCCCAACAAGGCAGGCGGGCGATGCTTTCGGCGATAAAACGGTGACGGTGAAAACTCAAGACGTGGAACGATTTGAGGAACTCGACCGACCTGGAAACCCTCCGGCGGTTGGAAAAACTCTTCCGGTTCTGATCACTGGAACCGTCATTCCAAGCGAACTTACAGTAACACCGACACCATTTCACGAAGCAGCGGCGGATCTCGGAACCGATTTGCAGAACTCAATCACAAACCCGGCAAACTGGCACACATTCGGCGGAAACTCAATCGACGCTTCCGTTGGTGAATTGAAATTCATTGAACCGGATGATGAGTCACCCGGAGCGGTTCAGTTCACGATTGAGATCAAGTACCGAGTTGACGAAACAAACCATAACACTTTGAGAGCATAATAAGATGGGATTACTAAAGCGCAAAACCCTAATGGCGGCAAAGATCGAATCGACAGCTTACACGGCTGAATCGCTCGCAAATGCAGATTCGAGTCACAACTTTTACGATGCGAGTATGAAAGTCGGAATCGACACGAATCAAAGAATGTCGGTGAACACGTTCAGCAATCGAAAGAGCACCAACGGCGGACGGTCGGCCACGATCACATTTAAAACTGACTTGGTTGGTAATGGTGACGGTGCGGCTCCTGGTTGGGCGGACTTACTTTTTCCCGCATGTGGATTTGTTAAGGCAACAAACACATTCGGTCCAGTGTCCGAGGTTCCAGGCACAAACGTCAAAACTCTCACGATTGCTGTTTACGAAGACGGACGCAAAAAGCTCGCGAAAGGATGCGTGGGCTCTTTCAAACTCGTCTGTGAGTCCGGAAAGGACATGATGCTCGAATGGA